GAAAATGAAAGACTTGCTGCTACGAAATTTGCAGAAGAAGCTGATAAAGTTTTTGGCGGTGATATTGCTAAAAAACACGCAGCTTACATGGAAGGTGTTGGAAGAATAAAACAAGTTCAAGCTGAAGCAATCGAAACTGGACAAAATTGGTTAGTTATTCTTGAAAAGATAATTGACAAATCTCGTGGAATGGGTGAAGGTAAAAAAGTTGTTGAAAGTATAATTTCAAGAAGCGAATTTGAAAGTCGTTTCTCTGGAACAAAAATGTCAAATGCTGGAGTGAAAGATTACGAAGCTGAATACGACTTCTGACCTTCTTGAAAAATCAAAAATTCGAGAAGCAAATGAAATCAAGATGATACAGGAAAGTATGCAGCGTTATAAAGCTGAAGGAATGCTAACTGTAAAAATTGAAGAAGATATGCAAGCTCAAATCACCAATATAACTAAAGATGGTGAAAAAGATAGAGAAGCTATAAAAAAGGCAATGGCTGAAAAAGAACAAGAAAGAACTCGTAGAGAAGCTAAAGATATTGCTGCTGTGAATAAGTATGCTAATGATGCAGCTTTAGAACTTGCAAGAATAGAAGGTCGTAAAACATCTGCAATTATTCTTCAGTCTCAAATTAGACGTAAAGCTGTAGAAGATGAATATAATGCATTACTTGCAAAAGCAAGAGGGAATGCAACTGCAATAATTGCGCTTGAACAAGGTAAATCGAATAAAATAAAAGCTATCAATCAAGAAGAAAAAGAAGCCTTGATAAGAACGAATGGTTCTTATACTGACAAAATGAAACTTCATTTTACAGAACTTGAAAGAACTTCTGGTGACTTTACAAATCAAATAAATGAAGGTTTCAAAGATATTACTTTGAGTGGAATTGATGGAATGGCAGATGCTCTTACCAATTTAGCAACAACTGGTAAAGCAAGTTTCAAAGAGTTTGCACTTTCAATTATCAAAGATTTAGAAGCAATGATTATAAAAGCATTGATATTCAAAGCATTATCAGCAGCATTTGGATGGGGTGGAGCGGCATCAGGTGCTGTTAGTTCTGCTGGGACAAATGCTATGTCATCAGCCATAACACCAACATTTGCTTCTGGGGTGTATGGAAATGGAGGAATGTTTGATAAAGGCGTAGAGTTCTTTGCAGACGGAGGAATGGTTGATAGAGCAACACCATTTGCAATGGCTAACGGTAAAACTGGTGTTATGGGTGAAGCTGGACCAGAAGCAATTATGCCACTTGCAAGAGGAGCTGATGGAAAGCTTGGAGTAAAAACAACTCAAAGTGGTTCAAAAGACGGTGGAATAGTTATTGGTTCAATCAATATCACTGTTGAAAGTAAATCAGATAAACCTCAAGAACATGGCAAAATTATTAGTTCTGAAATTGAAAAACAACTAAAAACACTAATACATCGTGAAGTTGCTGATAGTTTTAGACCGGGTAATTCTATGAACAAAGTAAAAACAATAGGTGGAGCAAACGCATATGGCTAATACAACAATGCCACTAACAACAAAGATTTCACAAGGTTCCGAGTTCGCATCACAATCTAACATTTTGAAATCAAAGTTTGGAGATGGATACGAACAACGAGTTCCAAATGGTATCAATTATAAACGTGATAAAATCTCATTAGTTTGGGAAAATGTTACGCTTGCTGAAAAAACAACCATTCTTGCAGCTTTAGAACTTGCAAGATGGGGTTCTGATTATTTGACTTATACAATTCCAGGTGATGCATCAGCAAAAAGGTTTATTCAAGATGGTGATTGGAGTTATACAATCAAAAGTGGAACATTATATGATGTAACTGTTCCGTTTGTTCAAGTTTTTGACTTATAAATAGTGGTATAAATTATGGCTGAAACAGTCAATCAACATATTCAAAGTTGGGCTACAGACCCGATAGTTGAACTTTATGAACTCGATTTAGCACCAATTGGACAGACAACTGTTTATCGTTTTACTCCAATGGTCAAAGAAAGTTTAGCAGTAGTTCAATTTGGCGGTCAAACTTGGCAACCTTTGCCAATTCAGGGAGATGGTTTTCAATATTCAAACAAGGATGCTCCAGCAAAACCAACACTAACTATCGGAAATCTGAATAAAACAATGCTTACAGCAGTTTTATCATATGGTGACTTAGTGGGTGCAAAACTTACTCGCTATAGAACCTTTAGAAGATTTCTAACAGATGGTTCTTCACCGGACAGTGCAGCTTATCTTCCGAAAGACATTTTCTTCGTTGAACGCAAATTGTCTCATAATCGTAACTTTATTCAATGGCAACTTACAAGTGCTCTTGACAAAATGGGAACTAAATTGCCAAAACGATTATTCCTTATTCGAGATTTTCCTGGTTTATCAAAAACAAGGTTCAGAAACTAATGATAACTTTATCAGAAAAACAAAAAGAAAAGATTGATGAATGGACATTGAAATGTTTTCCTGAAGAAGCTTGTGGTTGCATAACAATTGATGATTTTATTCCATTTGAAAATGTTGCTCTAAATAGAAAAGCATCATTCAAAATTGACCAAATGGCATATCGTCAAATAAAAGATGATGTTATTGCCATTTATCATTCACATATTCGTGAAAAAGATGTAGATTATCAAAGACTTGAAATGTATGATGCAAGAACACCATCTTTAGCAGATGTAACATCATGTAATGCATTAGGAAAACCATATCTGATTGCGGTTAGTGATGGAGAAGGTGTTTCGCCTTGTTTAGAATATCCTCGAAATAAAGATGCGCAATTACACGGTCGTGAGTTTGCTTTTTATGTGAATGATTGTCTAACATTGATGATTGATTACTATTATCAGAAATATGGCATTATCATTCAAGAACATGACACTAAATGGGACTGGCATAATAATTTGAACGAACCTTATTACGAAGAACATTATCGTGATTGGGGTTTTTATGAAGTTCAACGAAATGAAGTTGAAGTTGGTGATGTATTACTAATGTCAATTCGAGGAACTGCTAATCATTTAGGTGTTGTTATTGAAGAAAATAAGATTTTACATCATATGGTTTCACAACCTTCATCAGAAATGAGTTTAGCAAAATTAGAAAGTTTCATATACAAATTCATTAGACATAAGGATAAACCGAAATGCTAAGAACTATAAAGTTTGAAGGAAGGTTTGAAAAAGAAATTGAACCATTAGTTTTGGATGGAGATAACATCCAACTATTGATTAGTGGTTTATTTTGCTCATTGCCTGATTTCAAAAACACTTTTATTCAAACTCCTTGGGTAATTATTGCTCGTAACTCTCAAACAGAAAAAGAAGAAGTTTATTCACAGATAATGGTCGTGAATAATTTATCAATTCCAAATGAGTTTGATGAAATTATTTTCGTTCCTGAAATTGAAGGTTCTTGGTTTCTTGGTATTGTAGCATTTACAGTGTTAGGATACGGAGTTACATACGGAACATTGATTACTATTGCTATTTTGGCAGCAGGTGTTGCATATTCTTTGACAAATCAACCTAAAATATCATCACAACACGCAGCTCAAGGTGGTGGAGAACCAATTTCTTATCTTTATAATAATCCACCTAATGTAACAGAAGCAGGAAATCCAATCCCGCTAATCTACGGAAGAACTCGAGTTGGTGGAACAGTTTTATCAACAGAAGTATTGAGTGCTCAAAAACGTATAACGAGGTTCGCATAATGTCAGAAATTTATGGAGAAGGTAAAGGCGGTGGTGGAGGACATACACCAATTGAACAACCTGATACTTTACGCACATATCAAACAGCCCTTGTATTAGCAGGTCTTTCAGAAGGACCAATTGCAGCTGTCAATGAGATTTTCTTTGATGATACTGGCATTTCAACTTACGCAAACTGTGGATATGAAATTCGTTATGGTGATAGCACTCAAAATGTTATTCCAGGTTTTAGTAAAGTTGCATCAACAATAACAGTTGGAACGGTTCTTACACAAAATACACCAGTTTCAAGAGATGTTACTTCGTCGGCAATTGATGAAGTTGTTATCGCTTTGCAATGTGATGCGCTATCAAAAATGGAAGATGATGGTGATATTGTTGGATATAAAGTCAATTTTCGTATTGAAACAACTCCGAATAGTGCTTCATTAGGTGGAGCAGTTTGGACAACTTATTCAAATGTTTCAATTGGACCTGGAAAATCTGCAAATGCTCCAGTTGTTAGAACTTTCGCAGTTGATAAACCATCCACTGCTACTGGCATTTGGGCAGTAAGAGTAACAAGAACAACGCCAAATGATGGTTCGGTGAAAGTTGTTTCACCTTCAAGATGGAATACAATTACAGAAAGACAGCATCATAAGATGTCTTATGATAATACTGCATTGGCTGGTATTCATTCTGATGCTCAAGCAACTGGTGGAACAATTCCAAGAACATCATTTGATGTATCTGGTTTGAAAATCAAAATCCCTTCAAATTACGACCCAATTGCTAAAACTCACACTGGTTCTTGGGACGGTTTATTCAAAGCTGGAGTTCATTTTACTTCAAATCCAGCTTGGGTTGTCTATGACTTACTGACTAATACTCGTTACGGTCTTGGACTTGACCCAAACACAATTGACAAGTATTCGTTTTATAATGCGTCTGTTTATAATGATGGACAATTGACATATGTCAATAGTTCTGGAGTTTCAACTACATCAAGTCGTTTTACTTTCAACGGTGTTATTCAATCATATGAAGATGGTTATTCATTGATACAATCTGTTGCTTCTTGTATGAGAGCCCAGATAATTGATATGGGTGGAATGGTAACTTTACTTCAAGATAGACCATTTACTGGAACACCAATTGTCTTCACAAACAATAATGTTATTGACGGACATTTTGATTATACTTCGAGTTCATTACAAGAAAGACATACTCAAGTCAATATCACTTGGAACGACCCAACTGACAGATATCTTCAAAAAATCGTAACTTGCCCATTTACGTCTGATACAACTTATAATGCTGATATTGCAAAATATCCATATAACAGTCTCGATTTAGCAGCAATTGGTTGCACTGATGAAGGACAAGCATACAGACTTGGAAAATGGCAACTTGATACTGATTTGAAAACCACTAATATGGTTTCATTCAAAGTTGGTTTGCAAAATCTGTTTATGTATCCTGGTGATGTTATTGCAATTATGGATGAGTATTGGAATGGAGTTCAGCAATCAGCGAGAATAGTTTCATCAACATTGACTTCTATTACACTTGATAGAGCAATTACAATTCCAACGGGAACAACAACTCTTACTTTCTTATTGGCTGATGGGAAAACATATACAACGGTAACAGCAACAAATGCTGCTGGTTCAATTACTACATTTACATTTAGTGCATTGAGTTCATTGCCATTTGTCAATACATCTGTAATTGTTTCAACTCCTTCAGTTACTCATCAACTATATCGTGTTGCAAAAATTACTTTGACCCAAGGCGATGATGGAGTTTTTGGTGAAGTTGTCGGCACTCAATATGACCCCAACAAATATACTCGTATTGATACAGTTGGAACAGTTCCACCTACTTTATTTGCACCAACTTCAATTTATTCTGTTGCAGCACCAACAAGTGCTTCAGCTAAAATTATTGGCATTGTTGATACTAAAAAGCAAACAGTTTCAAACACACTTGAACTAATTTGGGTTGCAGGTGATACTCAACCAGTTACATTTGAAGTTTCTTACAATTATGAGAATAACAATCCAATTATTGTAAAAGACTTGCCAAATCCAGCTTTGTCAATTCCAAATGCTAAAGATGGTTTTTATAGTTTCAAGATTTGGGCTGTCAATAAAGATAAAGTAAAATCAAATGTATTACTATTTTCTGCAACATTAGGTGCAAGTTCTGCTCCTGGTGCTCCAGCACCAATGATTACAGGTTCAAGTTCTTTACTTGCACCAACTAATCTACAAGTTAGCACTGGTGGTTTAGCATTTACGACTAAAGATTTGAACATAACATTTACTAATCCAAATATTGATGGACCAGGTAAAAATACTTTTCAAGATTTCATTTTAGAAGTTTGGAATGCAAGTAATACAACTTTATTGAAGTCAGTTGTTATTCCGAAAATAACCGGTCAAAATACTAATACACTTTATTCTTTTCAATGGACTAATGCTGATAATGCAAATGCTAATTCAGGTATTCCGTCAAGAAGTATTCCAATTAGAATATATGCACGTGATACAGTCAATGGACTTTCAACTGTTGCAACTGCTACTTTTTCAAATGCGGTTCCTGCAGCAGTTAGTTGCACAATTGACAGTTCTTCAAATGGAGCTTTTGTTAGAATAACACCATCTGGTGATGCTGATGTTGCAGGTTACATTGTTTGGCGAAGCACAACTTCAGGCTTTACAGCTTTAGACAGCACAACTCAAGTTTATGATGGACCTGATACTTCAGTTGCATTATTTTCAAACCCTGGAACGACTTATTACTATAAATGTGCTGCATACGATGTATTTGGAAAAACAGGTTTGAATGTTTCAGGACAAGTTGCATCATCAACTGCTTCACAAACTGCAGGACCTGTCAATTATTCATTTAGTGGTTTAGTTTTTACACCAAACTCGCCAAGTGCAAATAGTGTTGCATGGACAGCAGGAACAGCAGTTGTTCAAGCAAATGGAGCATCTAATACTTATTCAATAGCAGCAGGAAGTGCAGCATGGACGTCTGGAACTAAAACATACATTTATTATGTAAAAGCAACTACATCATTACAATCGACTACTAACTTTGGTGCTGCGATGGGTGTTGATAATATAGTTGTTGCAGTTTATTCTGGTGGAACCGATATTCAAGTTGGAAATGGCAAACCTATTATTGATGGTTCGACATTGATAGCTGGTTCGGTTGGTGCAAATCAAATTGTTGCAGGTTATGTTGATACTGCAGTATTGAACTCAAACACAGCTTTTATCAAAGATGTCAATATTCGAGATACTATTAGTTCAACAAACTATAACGGAACAAGTAATGGATGGAGACTTGATAAAGCTGGAAACATTACAACATTCGGTTCATTAGTTGTCAAAGATACAAATGGAGCAACAGTTCTTGATACTTCTGGAGTAACTTGGGGAAGAGTTGTTGGCGCAGGAAGACCGGCAGATAATGCAACTGTGAATAATGGCGCATTTGCTAATTTATCAGGACCAATTACACCAAGTAATATCACATCATATATAAGTAATCTTGCTGTAGGTTCATTACAAATTGATGGAAATGCAGTTGTTATTCCTGTTGGGATGTCTTTTGGTAAAACACGATTTCAAGCAGGAAGTGGTGCAGTAACAATGGCTGTTGCTAATGCAAATAAAAATGCTGCAACTGGTGGTGGCTGGATAACATTAACATCTGCCTCTATTGATATGACAATTGCTGGAGCAACAAACAATCAATCACAAGTTATAATATCTATTAGTGTATTTCAATATAAAAACACAGGTGGATCAGCAGCTACTGGTTGGAATTCTTCTTGTGAAGGTATTAGAATTATTGATGAAACAAATACTATTATTGGTCCTGTAATGGAAGGTGAAGTAAATGTTGGTATTTCTGTTTCTGATGGGAACAATTCTATGACCGGTTCATTTGATAATATGACTAATGTAAATTTTATTGCGAAACAAGCAGCAACAGGTGTCAAAACTTATCGTTTGCAAGCACAAGCAGTCAATACTGTTAGTGCTGAAGCAGGTAGATACGACTTATATTTTAGGGGTGCTATGGTTCTAATGGGAGCGAAAAAGAATGGCTAATGAAGTCAAAATAACAATATATGATACAACCACTGGGCAAATCAAAAGGAATGTTTCTTGTGATAGCACAATGGTAACCATTCAACTATTAGAAAATGAAGATTATATTTCTGATTTTTATGATAGTGAAGATTACTATGTTCCAAGTGGAGTTCTAACAGCAAGACCAGCAGCACCAACTATTTCAACTTTATCAATAACAGCAAACGGAACACAAACTGCTAATATTAGTTCAGTTCCAACAAGCGCTGAGTTGAGTATTGTAACACCACCTGAATGTGAAAATATTGCAGACGTTATTACTGATGGTTCAGTTGCTTTATCTTCAGTAATTGAAGGAACTCATAATGTTTTTATTCAAAAGTTTCCATATAAAGAACTTGAAGCAGTTGTAATCT